GTCAGCTTCCGGGATGAGGGCATCGCGCATTCTGACGCATTTGACAATTACACGTTTCAGCCACGTGACGTCCCTGGAGCAGATCAAGTTCAGGCTTTAACTCGTAGCGTGCCGGACGTTCGTACCCGGCCTCAAGATTTCGTTGATGCTGAGGTCATTGTTCAGTGGCTGTTTGAAGAGGTGATTGACAAAAAGTTGTTCTTCGCACATATCAACAATTCGCGCAGGGCTGCAATTCACCGACAGACGCGCCAACAGGCCATTGACGGATCGTATGCAAATTACGAGACAGCTGCATCAACGTTATCTTTTGCTTTTCTGAAGCCCGAGTTTGCCAAGAAACCGTCTGAGATGCGTGACGGTCCTTCGGAACTCAAAGCACAAGGTGTGGTATCGGCAAGTGATTTGCAACAGGCTATCTTCGCCGACACGTGTGATGCTTTGACGCATGCATGGGCCAGGGCGATGCAGCCTGGAAAACTTTCCCCTGTCGGTCTCCGCGAGGAAGAGGTGGAGGATTTTCTTGCAACGTTTGAATCTTCTGTGGAGCTGGACATTGAGAAGCAAGATTCGTCCCATCGTCCGGTACATATCATCGTGGCATCGATCTTCCTGGAAATGGCAGCCGACAAGCAAGGCCTTGGGGCATTGGCAAAGGAGATCCGAGACGAGAGGCGTGTCAGAATGATGGGTTCTCCTTTCAAGTTTGTCCTCAACAAAGCACTGGCTTCTGGTGACCCTTGGACTTTGATCATCAATAAGATCATGGCCTTTAGTTCCCTGATCAGCGTCGCACGGCTCAAGGATGTGCGCATTTGCCAAAGTGGAGATGACGTGACGATGGATCGAACTCCAGAGTGGCGGGGCAGAGGCCTTCGCGACCAAAGCAAGGCTAATGCAGGCCTTACGTGGAAGATGGAAGAGAGATCTCAGCGGAAGGATGGGGTCACTTTCATCAGCCGTGCAGTTTTACCACACCGGACCGTGGTGTATAAGGCACTGCGCACCATATTGAAGTATGCTCATCGCAAGCGCAATCAAATACAGCATGCCGGAATTGCCGCGGATGCTCGTCGGATCGAAGCATTAGCCGCACGCCACGGCTTACAAGCTTATTGCGAGGCGCGATGTCAGGTATGGGGAGGCGACCCCGTGGTCGTTTTCGACCTATGGACTAGGGCGCTCGCGGTTGCGAG